TGATAGTAATAAGGTGATTCGTGGTTCAGAATTTACCACAGAATTTGTAGCAATTCAAACCGCGTTTAGTAACGCCGCCCCCGCAGCGTCCCCCACCTTCACCGGCACCGTCACAATTTCTAGCGTTGACATCAACGGCGGCACCATCGACGGCGTGACCATTGGCGGGTCGAGTGCTGGGGCGATTACGGGGACGACTGGGCAGTTTAATACCAGCTTGAATGTTGACGGAATCATGACGTCTGATGATGCAACAATCACAGGACGAGTTACGATTCAAAGCACCACCTCGCCAGAGCTTCGGATTGTTGACGGCAATAATGTTAATTCAGACTTTTTAATCTATAGCCCTGACGGAACCAATTCCTTAAATATCAAAGTAGGCTCATCGCAAACGGACGCACTTTCCATTGCTTCAGGCGGCGACATTTCCTTCTACGATGAAACGGGGTCGAGCCAATCTCTTTTCTGGGATGCGAGTGCGGAGCGGCTGGGTATTGGGACGACTTCGCCGGGAGTAAAGCTGGATATTCAAGCATCCTCGGATACTTGGGAGCTTCTTAAGGTTCAAAACACTGGTTCGTCACGTTCTGCTCTTATTAGAACGATAGGTGCAGCAGGTGGTTCTGTTGATTTCGGGGCTAGTGGAGGCGCTGCAAGTACTGCTGTAATCCGCACCGGGGGGTCAGATCGTTTGGCTATCGACTCCAGCGGCAACGTCGGGATTGGGACGACTTCGCCTTCTGGAAACCTCCATGTAGACGGCGGAGAGGTATTCTTTACCTCCACAGGTAACTCAAAACTTCAAATTAAGGCAGGTAACACGTCATCGTCGTTTATTGAGTTTGGCGATCCAGATGATGGAAATGTGGGTCGATTGCTTTATTCACATTCTGATAACAGTATGCAATTTACTGTTAACGCTTCCGAAGCCATGCGCATCGACTCGTCAGGCAACGTCGATTTGTATCAAGGCAACAACCTTACTTGGAGATACGCGGCTGGTAGCACTATTCGTGGAAGCATAAGTATTGACAGTGCGGACAATATTACTTTTAGCAATACGTCTAGCAACACAGAACGCATGCGCATCGACTCCAGCGGCAACCTGCTGGTGGGACGGTCATCAACTGCGGCAGCAACTACTGATGCGGGGCACAGCATTTTTGGTTCGGGCGCATGGTATATGTACGGCGCTGCGGGGCAGGCTGTCCGTTTTTATGAGACAAGTGCGGGCAATCAAGTCGGCAACATTACTACCACAACCTCCTCAACCGCATATAACACCTCCTCCGACGCTCGCCTAAAGGAAAACATTGCAGACGCAGAGGACGCCGGGGCCAAGGTAGACGCCATCCAAGTTCGCCAGTTCGACTGGAAAGCCGATGGCTCGCACCAAGACTACGGCATGGTGGCTCAGGAATTACTTGAAGTAGCTCCAGAGGCCGTAAGCGGCGACCCCGAGTCTGACGACATGATGGGCGTGGATTATTCCAAGCTAGTGCCCATGCTCGTTAAAGAAATCCAATCCCTACGCGCCCGCGTGGCGCAACTTGAAGGAGCATAACCATGGCAGCAACTATGAACTGGACCATCTCGACCCTTGAGCGCGAGCTTTCCGACGGGGGCGTTATCGTGGCGCACTGGCGCTGCACGGCCTCTGACGGTGACTACAGCGCTTCCTCCTACGGCACGGCGGGCTTTACCCCGGATGCCTCTGCGCCTGACTTCGTGGCCTATGACAGCCTTACGGAAGCCACCGTGCTGGGCTGGGTGTGGGACCAAGCTGACGGCTGGAAGGATGACGTTGAGGCGGCGCTACAAGCCAAGATTGAAGCCGACAAGAACCCGACCACTGGCGCGGGTGTGCCGTGGACGGTCAGCTAGAGCTGCTGGTAAGCCTTTGGCCGGTATTTGCGGGCTTCATCAGCCTTGTGATCGTCCTAGCCAAAATGCACAGCGAACTGGAAACCGTAAAGGAAAAGGTCCGAGTGCTGTTTGATTTGTGGAACAGCAGGCAGAGCAAGTGACGGGAGAACGCTTGTGCTTGATCCAGTAACAGCAGTAGCCACAGCAAGCGCAGCGTTCAACGGAATCAAGAAGCTGATTTCAGCAGGGCGAGAGATAGAAGACGTAATGGGGCAGATGGCGACGTGGGCAGGGGCAGCATCAGACCTTGCCTACCACGCCAACGAAAAGAAGTCCCCACCGCTATTCAAAAAGTTGACTAGCGGAAAAAGCGTAGAGCAGGAAGCGATGGAGATCTTCGCCCACAAGCGAAAGATCGAGGCCCAGGAGAAGGAGTTACGAGAGATCATCCTGTACGCCTACGGCCAGGAGGCTTGGCGGGAACTTATTGGTCTCCGCCGTCGCATAAAGCTGGAGCGGGAACAAGCCTTCTACGCCCAGCAACGCAAACGTAAGGCGTACTTATGGAACACCATAACCGCAGCAATACTTACCGTGCTGTGCTACGGGTTCTACGCAGGGATGTCTTTCTTTATCAAGCAGATGAAAGGGGAATAGCATGAACTTGGACGCTATCAAGAACATCGTCGGTGCTGTAGCCCCTACCCTTGGAACGGCCCTTGGCGGTCCCCTTGGCGGGGCCGCGGCATCAGCCATAGCGGGCGTGCTGGGGTGCGAAAACACCCCCCAAGCTATTGAGAAAGCAGTAGCGAAGGCAACGCCTGAGCAGCTAACGGAGATCAAGAAAGCAGAGCTGGACTTCCAGGCCCGCATGAAGGAGCTGGACGTCAACGTCTTCGAGCTGGAGACCAAGGATATTCAAAGCGCCCGAGAAGCCCACAAGGGCGATTGGACGCCGCGGGTTATTGCCCTTGCGTCTATCCTTTGCTTCGGCGGCTACATTTTCAGCGTGACCTTCCTTCCCCCGGAGCAAAACAGCGAGGCAGTGATTAACCTTGTGCTGGGTTACTTGGGTGGCATCGTTTCAGCGATTGTGTCGTTCTACTTCGGCGCAAGCCAGAACAAGGACTAAAGCCATGCAGATTAGCCAGCAGGGCGTAGAGCTAATTAAGCACTTTGAGGGATGCAGGCTGGAGGCTTACCTCTGTCCTGCTGGGATCTGGACCATAGGGTATGGGCATACCCTTGATGTTAAAGAGGGCGACCGTGTTGACAAAGAAGCAGCTGAAGCGTTTCTTATTGAGGATCTGGAAGAGTTTGAAGACCACGTTCAAAGGTTGGTGGAAGTGGATCTCAACCAAGATCAATTCGACGCGCTTGTATCATGGGTCTTCAACCTTGGCTATGGAAATCTGGCGGCATCGACACTCCTGGCGAAACTGAACGACGGGCTGTACGACGAAGTACCGGAACAAATCAAGCGGTGGACGCGCGCTGGTGGCCGCGTTCTTGATGGGCTGGTAAAGCGTCGTAACGCTGAAGCCCTTCTCTGGGAAGGCAAAGACTGGCGAGAGGCCGTCTAGGGTGGAGCGCACGGAGATGCAGGGAATACAAGACAACGCACATCGAGTTGCAGACAACTTAGCTGCTACCTCCGTGCTGGGGGCCATCACGGCCAACCTGCCTATTATCACAGAGTGGATGCAAATGATCGCAGCCCTTATTGGTATCTGCTCTGGTTTGGCAGCGCTCAGGTTCTACCTAATACGTACCTCGAAACTAGGCGGGGAGGAGTAACACATGGGTGGTTTTAACCTTAACTTCAGCCTTCCCGGCTTAGGTATAGACGCCAAAAAGATCCAAGAGGCGCTGGCTTCCTACAGCGCTCGGAATGCGGCTACGGGAGTGCCCTCCGCGCGAGACTTCGCCCCGGTTGTTCCTGGGGCAGGCACTGCTTACGTGCCTCCTGCGCCCGCTCCTACCCCTACCAGTTATACTGGGCAAGCTGCTATGGATCTTACCGGCGATCCCGACATGGACCGCATGATCCTTGACGCTAGAGCAGCGCAGGATAACCAAAGAAACTACACAGCCACGCAAGAGATGATTGCTTCTGGGGTGCTGCCCTCAGATTTTGTATACGGAATGCCAGGCGGAAAGCCTGGGTTTCTTGAAATTGGAATTAACTCTGAAGGTGTTAAAGGTCCAAATTATCAAGTTATTCCTTACAATACTCCGCAAGAATATTTAGATGCGTACAACTTAAAACTACAAACCGAGTCCCCTAGAGAGTCTTGGACAGACCAAAGAAGCAGCTTTGGAAAGTTTGTAGACGAAACACTAGGTGGGCCGGGAGGGCTGTTCGGTCTGACCGTGGGTGCCCTTACGGGTGGCCTTGGCTACGCGGGGATGCTTGGCTCCGCGGGGGCGGGAGCAGCAGCAGGGGCAGGTACCGCTGCTATCACTGGTGGTGATCCGCTTCGAGCAGGACTAGCAGGCGGCGCAGGGGGTATCCTTGGGGCTGGCGCTAACGCCGCCCTTAGCGGTCCCACGCAAGCAGCCGCAGCAACGGGGACGACTACCCCCGCAGCACAGGCAGCGGCAGCACAGGCTGCCCCAGCGGCAGCTACTACTACGGCTACCACGACCCCCGCTATCCAAGCCGCGGCAGCAGCACCGAGCGCGGCAGCGGGCGGTGGAAGCGCTATCAACATTGCAGCAGGTACGGGTCTTGCGAGTCCGGCTGCGGGAAGCATCAATCTGGCCGCTACGGGACTGCCTGCCTTTACGGGCGCCGCAACTACCGGAGCGGGCACGGCAGCAACAGGGCTCGGTACGCTGGGGGCAGCTAGTGCAGCCCCGGCTTTGGGCGGGGTGCTTGGAGGCACAAGCCCTGCGGCAGGCGCGATTAACATCGCTGCGGGTACGGGAGCAGCAAGCCCCGCGGCGGGGGCAATCAATCTCGGTGCAGCGGGCCTTGGGGCCGCAGCCCCGGCTGTAAGCACGGCAGCACCACTTACGATGGGCGGACTCCTTGGCGGAGTTAGTCCGGCAGCAGGCAGCATTAATCTAGGAGCAGCGGGACTGGGAGCTGCTGGAGGAGCAAGTATGGGTGGGATTAGTGGCTTTCTTAGCGGAGCTGGTAACTTCTTAAACCAGGCAGGCAACTTTATTGCCAGCCCTGGGGGGCAGCTTCTTTCTGGGCTGGGCCAAGCGGGTCTTGGCTACCTAGGCCAGCAAGAGCAGATGGAAATGGCTCAGCAGCTTGCCGAGCAAGCCCGTTTCCGGCCCTACAACATCCAAGGGCCCCTCGGGGCTGTGGACATTACCGGCCAGGACATCAGCATCTCTCCGACTGCTCAGCAGCAACAGCTCCAACAGGGGTTGTTTGGTGCGGCACAGCAGCAGCTAGGGGTAGCCGGGGCTCCCGCCCTTGCGGGCATCGTAAGCCGGGCTCCGGGGCAGGTAGAAAGCCTTGCTCAGCAGTTTATCCGCCAGCAAACCACCACCCCGGCAGCAGCCCGAGCCCTTGCTTCTCAGCTTGGGGGCCTTGGACGACAAGCTACGCAGTTTGGTGCGCAAGGCATCCAGCAGGCGTTTCGCGCTCCCAGCGCACAAACAGCGGCAGCACAAGCTCTCCGTAGCCAACAAGGGCGAGCAGAAGCAGCGCAACTCCAGGGCCTCGCAGGAGGTCTCGGAGCCATGGGCGGGCAAGCCCTTTCCCAAGCATTCCGCGCTCCGGATGCGCTAAGCGCGATTAGCGGGCAGTTAGGCGTAGGCGGGTATCAAGGCCTTCCTTCTTCCGTAGGCATGGCCTCGCCTTTCTTGGGGCAAGCTCCCCAGGCTGGGATGCTGTCCGCACGCGGTGCCGTTGGCGGCCTCCTTGGAGGGGCCGCGCCCGGTGTGGCAGGCATGGGCGCGGGTGCTTTGGGCGGAGCCCTTGCGCGTAGCCGAGAGGAAGGACTGGTAAGCCAAGCTGCAGGCGCAGGGCTGGGGCTGTTAGCAGAGGGTGCAGCAGGTGCCCGTGGCCTTGCAGGGGAGATTGCAGGGGCTGGCGGAGAGCTACTCCGCGGCGCCCAGGCACCGTCCTTCAATCAACTTGCAGCAGAGCGTCTAGCCGCACTACGCGGCCAAGCACGGACGGGTGAGGAGCGGGCTACCCAGTCCGCCATCGAGCGTTTGTTCAGCCAGGGCCGTCTAGGGACGACGGGGGGACAGCGCGCTCTTGGAGAGCTGGCGCGGGCCCAGGAAGAGGCAGACATTGCACGTACGGTGGCTGCACAAGACTTTGCCCAGCAACAGCAGAACATCGCTGCACAGCAGGCGCTGCAACGGCAGCAGCTTGGGGCAGGTTTGCTAGGCACGGGGCTTGCAGGACAGCAGTTCCTTGCCCAGCAGGGCCAAGGCTTGCTTGGGATGGGTGCGCAGGTTGGTCAGTTTGGCCGTACCCTTGGCGCAGACATCGGGCAGTTTGGTGTGGGGCTCGGAGAGCAGGCACGGCAGGCGGATATTGCCAATATCCTTGCCGCCACAGGCCAAGACGTATCCCAGCTTCAGTTTGGTGCTACCCTTGGGGAGCAACAGCGCGCACAGAACCTGCAAACACTGCTTGCAGCACAGGCCCAAGATATTGGGCAACGGCAGTTCGGCACGAGCTTTGCAGAGCAGCAGCGCCAGGCAAACATCGAGGCCTTGCTTGCGGCCACTGGCCAGCAGCAGGCTCAGGCTCAGTTCCTTGGGGGCCTTGGGGAGCGTTTGGCGGGGCAGCAGCTCGGTGCCCAGCAATTCCTTACGCAGCAAGCGCAAGCGCAGCGGCAAGCAGACATCGCCGCCCAGCTGCAAGCTGTGGAAGCAGATCAGCTACGCGCTGCACGACTGGGACAGCTTGGACAAGGGCTCTTCGGCCTGGGGGCCGAGATCCCAGCAACGGTGTTCGAGGCGCAGCGTCTGGCAGACCAGGCATCTCTCAGCCGCGGGGCACAGCGGGTTGCGGCAGCCGAGGGGCTGTTCGGATTCGGGCAGCAAGCCCAGCAGCAAGCACTTCAGCAGGCTACGATGGCAGCAGGGGCTCAGGCAGATCTGTACAGCCCGCTTATCCAGCTTGCGAATATCGCATCGGGTATGGGCGGTGCCCAAGCTACCGCAGCAGCGCGGGGCGCAGGGCTACAGTACGACGCCTTCGGGTCGCCCTACACGGCGGCAGGATCGTTCTTCGGAGGCCTTCTGGGCTAAGGGGATATAGACATGAGTATGCAACGTATCAGCGGTCTGCTAGGGCTATCCCCTAACGAGCTGACCATGCTCCAGCGGGAGCGTAACCAGCAGGAGCGCCAAGCGCGTATTGAGCAGCTTTCCAGTGGCTACGGTACGTCGGGCCAGCAGGCTATGGCGCGCCTTGGGGCACAGGCAGGCACGGCTCTACGAGCGGCTACGCTGCGTGGACAGGAAGATCCTGACATCGCCCAAGTTCGCCAGATTCAAAGTGCGACTCAGCAGCTTACAGAAAGCCCTGAGTTTAAGAAGCTGAACCCATTTGAGCAACGGGAAGCATTGTTGCGCACCACAGCACAAACCGCAGCTAGGCTTGGAAACACTGGTTTAGCCAGCCAAGCCCTTGAGGGGCTTACTGGCGTTATGGCTCAGCGAGCGCAATACAACAGCCTTGTGGAACCAAAAGCTCCTGAGCTTCCTGCCGACGTGCGGAAGTTCCAATACTTCCTTAAGCTGGCAAACGACCCTAACGTAGCCCAGTCCACGCGAGACGCGGCCCGGGCACAAATTGACGATATTCCCGCTAATGTGCAGTTCTTTGAGTATCTGACGGGCGTGCTGGAAGATCCGCAAGCAAGCGACACGCTTAAAGCAGCAGCGCGCAGTAAACTAAGCTCTGGGGGAATTACCTTTGAGACCAAGCCCGACGGCTCAGTCCGCCTGGTAACGGGCGGGGGCGGTGAGCTGACGACTGGGGCACGCACCAGCATCCAGCAGCTTGAGTCGAGCTTGGAGCGTGCTGATGGTGTTTTGTCTGAGCTGGGCCAGAAAATCCAAGATGCGCCAGAAACGGCCTTTGGCCTTATCGGGGACTTGACGGAAAAGGGCGCGGCCTACGCGGAGCAGTTCAGCTTTGTGCCTGGAGTATCCCTTGCTAGGGACTTCCTAACTAATAAAGAGCGCACTGAGCTACGTACCTACGCATCCCAAATGGATGGGTTTATCTTGCCCATCTTGACCGGGGACACGCGATTCACTGACGCGGATGTCAACCGTGCAAGGAATGCGCTTCGTATCCTTGAAGGCGCCAGCTCCAAGACGCAAGCAACCATCGCTTATAACAACCTTAACAGTATTATGGACAAGGTGCGCAGCGTTACTCAAGAGCAGCTAGGCAGCACCCAAGCAGCGGAAGCGGTCAACGTGGCAAATGACATCGCTGACGAAGAGCTGACGGAGCTGGAAGCGCAGGCCAAGGCAATGGGAATTGACGTAGACGCCCTTAGAGCGGAGTTTGGAGTCAAGTAATGAGCAAACAAGACTACGCGGCAAAGCTGCGCGAGATGATGGGCAATGCTTTCCAGCCTGCCCAGGAAGTGCCGCGTCTTGGTGAGCGGGACTACAAACAGGTTCTACGAGATCAAATTCGAGAAGAAGCCATCGCCCGCGTTGAGCGAGGAGAGGAGCAGTTCCTTGACCAGAAGTTTATTGAGGACCAGCTAGGGGCTCGCGTTGTTGACGCAGAGATCCCTGGGTTCCTCTTCCAGAACCAGCTTGCCGCTCGGGAAGAGCTGGACAGGGCAGTGAATTACGTCAGAGACTCTGGGCGGGTTCCAGAGGGTTCCCGAGTGGTCGGTGCCCAGAACCGTGAGGGCGGCTTTGAGGTGCTGTACCAGCCTCCCGGAGAGGGGGACTTCTACCGCGTGAACAAGCAAGGCCCCTCTCTTGGGGACATTGGTAAATACTCCCCTAACCCCTTTTCCTTGGAGACCTGGGGCGCCATTGCAGCAGAGCTAGCAGGCCCGAAGGGGCTGGGGCGCGCAGGGCGCTATGCGCTTGATGCCATCGCCGCTGGCTTGGGCCGCGGCGCAGACGAGTTGCTTGAGGACATTACCGTAGGTGACAAAGTAGACCCGGAGCGTTTACGTGATCGAGCTATTGAGTCTGGCTTTGTAGGCGCCATTGGACGAGGCGTTGGTGAGGCTGGGGAAGTCTTCGCAAACCTAGCCACGGGGCGCGGTCTGCGTCTAGGAGGCACTGGCCGTCCTGAAGTGGACTACGCAGCAGAGGCACTTAGCATTGCAGAGCGCCGTGGTCTGCCTCCGTTGTCTGCGGGTGATTTATCCGTCTCCCCCATCCTAGGGCGGGCGGAGCGTCAGGCGCAGGCGCTTGTCCCTCGTGAGCAGCGGCGCGGCATTGATCGCCTCAATGCTTACTACCAAGAGGTGTACAACGCTGCGGACTTTGTGGAGCGTCCGACGGAAATATCTGATGCAGCTCTCAGCAGCATTGTCACGGGTGAGAAGAAGCGGCTTGAGCGGCAGCTTCGTCGAAACCTGCGCCAACAGGGACTGGATTTACGAGAGCAAACTCCAGAGCTGGGAGGTCGCGCTGTAGGCGAGGCCCTCCAAGGATACAAGTCGGCCACCGGAGAACGGGGCCGACGCTTGTACGATAATGCTTTCCGAATTGCTGAAGAAGATGGGATTACCTTCGACATCAGCCGCACCAAGCAAGCCGTGCAACAGGAGCTGGAGCCCCTTGTTCTGGATGCGCTGGAAAAGCAGCAAAACATCAGTGATCGTATCCAAGCTGTTATTGCTAACCCAGATGCTGCCTCTCCGCAGGAGCTGGAGTTAGTCAAAGAGTTTATAGCTAACGATCCCGAAACGGGCGAAATTATCATCCCGCGGGATTACGGCGCTGCTCTCAATAATGTCTTTGGCGCACTCCGAGAAGCAGATGCGGCCCAGGGCCCGCAGCGTGTTGAAGCCCTGCGCAAACTGGGCACTTACCTTCGAGAGCTTGGGGAGCCGTCGTCAGGGATTGCGCGCACTCCTGCGGAAGCGCGGGCTGTGCGTGTGCTGGGCAAACTTAACCAGGACTTGCAAGAGTCTGGTTCCGGGCGCTTTGCACAAGCGATTACGGAAGCAAACAATCTGTGGAAAGAGCGTAGCAGTGTACTAGGCAGCTTTAACTTCGTAGATAAGCTGGACGAGATCGGCGGCGGGGAAAAGATTTACCGCGCGCTGATGAACAACCCCACGGAAGAGGGTTTCCGGCAAGCCATGGGCCTTATGGGCGCAAAGCGTAAGTCGGAATTTCAGGCCGCCTTCCTGAACGACATGATTAACAATCCGGGGACTATTGGCGGCAGGCTTGATGCTCTAGGTCCTGGAGTGCGTAACCAGATCCTACCGGAAAGCACTCAAGACGTTCTGCGCATTTACGAGCGCCAGATCGGGGCAATCAATTCTGATGTCATTTCCCAAGCCATTGGCAAGGAAGAACGTGCTACGGGGCTTATGCGCAGCATAATCCAGCGGGGGGATAAGCAGGCAATTAACCAGTCTATCCGCCAGGCGCGTATGTCCCCAGAAGAAGTGCGCCGTAACATCGTCATGTCGTTCCTTGACGAAACCAGCAGCACAAAAGGCGGAACGCTTGTTCTCAACCCCGCTTCTTACGAGCGGGTGTTGAAGACGTACGAGGATAAAGGCTTGCTTAGCTACCTGACTCCTGAGCAGCGCAGCACTATGAGAGATGTAAACACGCTAACGTCCTTCCTGCGCAACAGCTCGGACGCGGGATCATCCATCGCTTCGGCAGAGATAGCGTCACAGCAGGTAGGGGCGCTCAATAATCCCGGGAATGCGGTTAGCGCTCGATTGAAGCAGATTTACTTGAGCCTTGCTGCGAGACTGGCGAACAATCCCGCATATCTCAAAGCTACCATCGGGGTCCGCAAGCCGGAGGACTACACGAAGACAAGGGCTGCCTTGCTTGGTATAACTACTGCCATTGATGACGTGTTTGGGGAAGTGAAGCCGCGGCAGATAGAAGATCCCGAACCGCCGCTGTAAGAAGAGAGTCCCCCAGGCCCGACACAACATAAGGCCCGGGGGCGGCTCCCAGAGCTGGGGAGAAAGCAGCCTGGGTTCCGATTACCTGCTAGCCCACACGAAATGGCGACGGGCGCTGAAGCTATTCCGTGCTTATGGACTTAGCAAGTAACACTCTAACTTTACGCCTCAAGTCCGGCTCCTTACCAAGGAAGGTATTGAGCCACTTGTCGGCATGTAACTGATTCCCCTCGATGGCCTTCTCTACCCAGATCTCGGCCCATCTTGCGACCATCTTAGGGTGTACCTTAGCCTTCCGAATCGGATCGGTAGGCATTTAATGCTCGCTTAGCCTTCTTGAGCGCTGTGTCCAGCTCTCTCAGCTCAACCTCAATAGCATAATACTTGGCTTCTAGATCTGCAATCTGTTTTTCTGTGCCTTCGACGACCGCTTGAAGTTGGTCTTCAATCGTCTCTGGAGCCACCGCAGTTGGCGGTTGGCTTCCTTCACTCCGTCCGGCTTCTCCATCTTCCCGTCCGCCAGCAGGCGCAGGTGTAGCCGCGCTGCTGCCATCCTCAGTCGCTTTACCTGTTTGCCCCGCACTTAACTCCTCCTCCTGCCTTTCAAACTCCGCCTTGACCAGCTCATGCCACCGAGTGGCTAGGTCAGCGTTCAGCTTGCCCTTGAATTCGGCAAACACCGCCTTGCCCATCGGCATAAGGTGGGCAGGGATACGTATCCCCGTGTCTGTAGTTTCTGTCAGGTCAAGGACCTGAGCAAAGCTCTCTGGATTAAGCACCTGTGTTCTCCCTCACAAGAGCAGATTCTCGCTTGATTTGTAGAGTACCACACGCCCCCTTGAGTTTGCACCACAATCCATGCACTTGTAGCGCTGGTAGGCGTTGCTGCGCGCTGGGCGCTCCACACCGCGCTTCTGGACGCTGGTGCCCCCGCAGTTCGGGCACACGGGCTCCTGGGGGTTGTCTATGTACAGTCCCCGGTTGGGGTGGTTCTTGATCCACGGGCGCAGGTAGCGATACAGCTCCTCCAGCACCACGATGTCCTGGCAGTTGTACTTCTTCATCACGGCCTGGGCCTTTTTGTCCCCGGCCATCACCTCTTCCCAGAGCTGCATACCCTTGTGCTCGGTCTTCCGCTGGAGCCCCAGCTCCGAGGCGACGGAATCCATCGAGTTGCTAAGGAAGCGGAAGTTCTGGCGCACGATCTGGAACATATCGAGCTGGTGGTAGTTGGTCGGAGGGCTGAGGCCAAGGATGGCAAACTCGCGGTTCAGGGTGGGGATGTCAAACTTCTTGCCGTTGTAGTGGACCACCATGTCGGCTTGATCCAGTAGCTCGTAGGCTTGCCGGATCATCTCCTCGTGGCCGTGCTGCCACTCGCTGGCAAAGTGAATCTTCTTCTTCCCCTCCCACCGTGCTGCCCAGCACAGGGTGTACCCTCTATCGACTACTTGGCTGATCGGTACAAAGCGTGTCTTGAGGCCCCATATTCGGGCCGTGGCGGGTGCTGTTTCGATGTCAATATACAGCACGTTCATAGCTACACCTCGTCTTGTATGCTCAACAAATAGTCGATATACCACCGGGCCTTCTTCAGATCCTCGGCCCCGTTCTTCTGCTTCCAACGCCACAAATACTTGATGACGTTGGCAGTACATACGGCCTCGATACCCTTCAGATTGACCGTCGCGGCAGCCAGAGCCTGGATGCACTCTATGTCCCCCGCCGTATAGTGGGCGGGGTGGTTTACGCGATCTACTTCAGCCATTCCTTGGGTATCCCGTCGTCTACAAAGCAATAGAGAAAGCCGTTCTTGTCACACCACTCGCTGTATCGCGTCTTGGAGGACGCGCTCAGCTTGTTATCCACCTTGAAGACAAAGCGGATGTCGATGTCGGGGTGTTGCTCCTTCAGCAGAAGGTGCTTCACCCGGTCCGCCTGGGTAAGGCGTCCCTTCGCCTCAAGGATCACTCCGTTAGGCAGCACAAAGTCGGGTAGGTAGTGCCTGACCTTGGGCTGGTAAGGAAGCTGCTTCTCCTTGGGCTCGTACTCGTACTCAGTCTTCAGATCCTTCAGGGCATTGCTGACCTGATGCTCTAGCCCGGATCTAAATCCCTTCTTCAGGGCTATCGCCCGCGTCCTCGACCGTACTCTTCGCGGCATTTCGCTTCCGTCCTCGTGCAGGGGCACTCTCTTCCGTAAGGAACGAGGGCGCTGGTACATCAATTCCCTGTGACTGTTTGGCCTCCCTCGCGGCCTTACACCACTTGTCGAACTCTTTAGCTTTCTCGGCAAAGGCCAGGATGGCCTCTTTCTCGGCATCGGTTCCCTCCCACTCCGCTGCGTAGAAGTTTTGGTCCGGCTCGGCTACGTACACGTTTTGGCCTCGTTTGAGCGAGAGCCACACTCGGTTACCTGGCATTTTCATCAGTCTGTCTCCGGTTTTTCAAGGTTCTTAACGGCGTCCATAAGGACGGTTACAAGGCCTCGCTCGATAAAGTATTGTGCTGCTACCGGGCTCATGTCCACGGTAAGCGTTGCGCTGCCGTCTTCATTCTCCTCGACGCTCAGCACGTCCACGCTAAAGTTGGCGTCTTTAATCATCATTCCCTCCGTACCAGTCCAGCACGCACTTAAGCGCCTTAGCTAGCTTCTTGAGCTGCTTGGTGTTCTCCTCACGGTCATAGGAAAACATCCCAAGCCTGCCGTTATCTAGGTCTTCCTTGATCCACCCAAGCTGTTGGGATAGCTCCTTAACTATGATGGACTCAATCTGCTCGTCACACACTTCAATGGTTATCATCACTCTTCTCCCTTTGCTTTTGCGATTGCTGCGTGGGCCTCAACTACGGTCAACGAGTTGTCAGAAACATGACCCCGCTTTTCCAGCAGCGAGACCGTTGCCTCCAGCGCTTCCAGCAGCTCTGGCGCCGCAGCGGCCAAGTGGAGGGCTTTTTGGGCGCCGGGCATCGTATTGGCATCGACGTAGTAGCGCTCGTCGTCGCGGCGAATCTTCCAGCTCATTGATCTTCTCCCTTTGTGTCCATCAAGGCCCCTTAACGGGGATAGCGAACCCTAAAGTAATCCTTACAAGTTGCACTTTCCTGCGCATAGTTTGCGGTGATTGGCACACTTTTCTGCGCATGTGTGAACTACAGTACACACTCCAGTGCCTATTCCGCCCACTCCTCGTGGTCGGGCTTCGGAGGCATCCACATCTCTCCGTGGTACGTCTGCATCCACAGCAGGCGGCCCACCTCGATTATCATCTCGTCGGCCTTGTCTCCGTACTCTTTCTCGTACGCTTTGCGCACCACCTCGTACATCTCGTATTCGGTGTAGTGCGGGGGATCGTCAATGAAGGGCAGCATCTTCTCCGCCGTCTTCTTACCGATGCCCTTGATCCCGGGAATGTTATCTACGCTGTCCCCGGTTAGCATCTGGCGCCAGAAATAGACGGGCGCATCACAATCGGCAACGTAGTAGGACTCGCGCTTGACGTAGTTGTAGTGGAACCCGGGCACCATATCCAAGTCCTTATCAATGGTGCAGATAACGCTGTCCTCGCCGCGGTCTCGGGACTCGTGCTGGTAGATGCTCAGCAGGTCGTCTGCCTCGCAGTTATCCGACGTCACGACCTCGTAGGTCTTGACCATGAAGTCCTTGATAGCCTGAGCGTGGATAGGCTTGTGGGTCTCGTCCCGGTTCCCCTTGTAGGGAAGGGTCTTGGCTACGTCAAAACGGAAGTTTTTCTTGCCAGACAGGAAGCCGATCATACTGTCCAAGCCAACGTGCAGATCCTTGCACGTCGTCTCAAGCATCGACTTCACGTTGTATAGCGCGTTCTGCACAGGTTCGGGCGTCACGCGCTTCTCAATGATGGGCTGGTAGCCTTCGCCTTGCAGCTCAGCAACCCGCTCCTTGGCGAGAGAGGCTTTGTTGTACCAGTTGGTGATCTCCTCCCCTGCTTCTTCGTAGTGGACCGCGTACTCCGTGGTCTGCGCAGCAAACCCCGCTCGGTACACTATCGGGTCAAGATCGACCAGTACCAGCATCAGTGGACCTCCTCGTCCTCTTCTTCCTGCTGGAACTCAATCCACTCCCAGGGCTTGCCCTGCATGGTTATGCTGAAGTACACACAGTTGTGGATTGCCTCAGGAAGGACAACGGTGCGCATCTCTACCATGCCCGTCTGCTTATTGACGACGGCGTAGTAATTCTCGAACTCGTTGCCATGGGAATAGCAAACCGCCCCGTCCTCGTTGAGGCGGTCTGCTTCGTAACTTCCTGCCGTGACCAGAATGACCCGGTATAGGTCTGATTCAAAGATAGAAGTCACGATCAGTCGTCCGTGAACTCTTCTTCAATCAGATCGTCCTCCGCAGCCCCGGCCTTGGAAGGGCCGTTGGCAAGGATCTCGCTGAGACGCTTGTGGGCGTTCATCGAGTCCACGAAGAAGCGATCAGTGACCTGATCCACATACTCCAGCAGCAGATCAAGGCGCTCGCCTTTCTTCTGCCCAAGGCTTAGAGCATCGTTAGCCAGGGCGGCAGCCACAAGAGTTACTGCTCGCTCCTGGGAGGCAGAGAAGGACATGCGGGGTACGTCAACTTCTTGGTATCGCTTGTCCTTCTGGAGATCCCGGGCCTCCTTCTCGGCCCAGTACCCGTCCCGGGTTTGTCCCCCACCACCAGCAGCTGGTGCGGGGCGTCCACCGCCTTGACGGTTAGCAGCGCGAGGAGCGCCACTCTGGCGAGGAGGCGCCGAAGGTGCCCCACCCGCGACAAGAGAATCGTAATCCACGTTTCCTTTGTCGTCGTTCTCAAAAGAGATCACGTCTCCTTGCTGGAAGGTGGGCTTCTTACGGCCCAACCGGAACCAGCGACGGCTCGAATCAATCTGGAAACTCCAAAGCAGCACCGGACCATTACGCCCGTCGAACTCTTTGCTTTCTACACTTGTTACGGTACCGCTGTTTTGATAGCTCACTTGGCTATACTCCCTTGTGGTACATCGCCGGATTGGCGTTGTACGTTTGCTCAGACTTCTTGCTTGCTTCATCGGCCCAGTTAGGGCCTATGCTTACCCCAGCTCCCAGGGGAGCCGTGAGTTTCACTCCGTACATCTTATCCAGGTACCAGTACGGTACGTTGATTAAGGCGTACTTTGACAGCTCATGGAAGGCCTCAACCTCGTTCGGTGGGACCTCACAGATAATGCTGTCATGTATCGAGTTGACCACCATAAGCTCTAGGTTCGCCGCCTTAGCAGCGTGCCAGAAATACACTAGGCCAACGGGGATAATCTCCGCGGTGGCGAAGCTCTGCACGGGGTAGTTGCAGATGCTGGTGGTATTGGTGACGTAGCCGCTGCGATCCATGCGGGTGTCGGGCCAGTAGAACTGTAGGCCCCACTCCGTCTCCAGCTTCCCCTTCTCCAGCACCGTTGTTATCCAGCGGTCCTGGGTATCCGAGATCCCCGCGTACTTGTCGCGGAAGGCTCGGTAGTAGGTCTGCTCAGCTTCAGTGCCTGAGCGTCCACCAAACAAGGGCTTGAAGGTGTGAGCCTTCGCGCCCTGTCTGTCCGTGGGCTGCCCTGCATCGGTAAGCGTCTTGGCCGTGAAGCTATGCACGTCCACTTCATCCACGATGTCAGAGATAGCCTTCTCGTCTCTTCCAAGGTGTGCTGCGACGCGAAACTCTAGCTGCGCCCCATCACACTCGCCAATCAGCCATCCCTCGTGGCGCGACCTAAAGAACGGCTTGTAGGCGCGCGGGAAGTTTTGGAACTGTGCGCGGTAGTCAAGGCCGTTGCTTGAGAGTCTGTGCGTCTGCGTGTTGGTCTGATTGAACTGTGCCACAAGTCTGCCGTTGGCGTCCTTGCAGCAATCACTAAACTTGCGCAGATACTTGGTCAGCTCAGTGTGGACGCTGTTCAAACTTCCATACAGCTCCAGGAACTTGCGCTGTTTCGCATTGCTAGCATTTAGTGATAGCACGGTGCTGATGTCCGTCTTGGGCCTGCCGCTAGACGTCCTGTCAGGCTTGCCGTAGCGGTCCGTAGGCTCTTTGAACTTCAGCGTCGTGTACAGGAACTCCGCCAGTTGCTTCGTGCTGGCGGTGTTAATACCTCCGGTAAAGGCTTCCATCTGCTGCTGCAGCTCGCCGTAACTACGCTCCAGATCAGTGGCCCTTTGCACTACCTTTTCCGGGTCAAGGTACATACCCGTGAACTCCATCATGCTCAGCACCGGGGCCACAAGGCACCGGGTGTACACGATGGGCATAAGCCGCGGCTTAGCGCGCTGGATATAAGCCAGCTGGTTTCGGAACAGACGTTCCGTCAGGGCAACGTCCTGGATGCAATACTTCTCCAGCCAGCGCTTCGGGATGTCCTGGGTCGGAATCCCTCGCTTAATCATCTTTGAGACGACCGCTTCCTTTCCTTCCCATGCGCGCCGCTTGGCGCAGCGCTCAAGGCTCAAGGCTCCCCACTGCCAACGGTTACCTCCGAGCACGTACTCCGCAAGCTGGGTGTCCCAGACCAGCAGCTGGGGGATCTTAGCCCCGCAGCGATGCAGCCATTGCAGGTCAAACTTGGCGTTGTGGGCCACCACGAAGCCCGCCTGCTCAGCGTCCTCGACTAGCTGGGCGTGGTCAAACTCTCCGCCCCAGGAAACGTGCATTCCAGGGTTAGGGTGCCCAGGGCCGTTAAACCAGGCCACCATGACCGTGCTGTTCTCGCGGTACACGGCGAGACCGTTGTTAAAGGTCGTAGTCTCAAAGTCAAAAACTGTATAGTTATCAGACAGATAGCGGCTAACGTCGGGGCTGGCGACGTGCTCAGGCAGTCGTTTGTGCAGCGCCCGGAGATCCACTAGCTCGCTTCCTTCTCCAGATCGTTCAGCCAGCTCTGCACATCCGCTTCGCTTTCAACTTCGCGGATTGACATAACGCTGGTCCAGGGAGCCGTCTTGCTGTAGCGCTCGATAGCCATGTTATAGCCCCGGCCAGTCTCATGGATGGCCCGGACAATGTAGCCAGCTCGCATAACGAAGCTGGTCAGGTCGCGCCGTAGATTATCACTCACTAGTTTCTTCTCCCTCAAACTCGCGCTGAAGTGTCAACTTGACGTGGACAAGGGTCTCAATCAGATCCGTGATGTCCCCATAATCAAAGGAAAACGTCTCGCTGTCCTGTCTGAGAAGGAAGTGACAATCGTGCAGGCTTTCCTTCTTGGAAGTCAGCCAGCAATTTGTCCACGCTTCAACGATAGGGATCTTCCTGTTGCTTGTGTGGACCATGATTATGTCGCCTTCGCGTTTGATCGTCTCGATCATTGCTAGTCTCCTAAGCCCATATACTTGTTCAGTTGGGGAATAAGGCGTACCGGGAAGAACTCGTGGTTACCGCTGCGCTTGTTCTTGATAAGGCTGATAACGCGACGGTTTGCGGCCTGATCGTCCTTGTCGGCACCAATGCCGAGAAGCACATCAGCTTGGGCAGGTATGCCCGTATTTGAAGAGTCGATGTCGCCCATATCTAGCACGGCCTTCCCCTCCGCGCTGCCCCCTGCCTGGGTCGCGCTGATAACCACACAGTTGTGGCGGCGACCGATCTGGCGTACCCCAATGGCAACCTTTTCAAGCTGCCGGGTAAAGTTGTCCTCTCGTTTTACCATGATGTTGCGAAGCTGGTCAAGGATTATGACGTCCGGCTTTTCCTCCTCCACGATGGCTTCAATCTCCGTAAGAGTCCCCGGTTGGAGGTCCACCACCACAAAGTTATCCAAGCCCTTAGCCTTTGCCTCTGCGTCTATCGCATCAATGTCCTTGCGGCACTCCGCCGCGTCCTTCTGGACAAGGCGAGAAATCATCCGCGGCTGGATATGCCTCGGCCCTTCCTCGTTGATGAAGTAGACGACCTTCAGCTTCTGCTTTAGAAACCCAAAGCACATGTTCACCAGGAAGGCGGTCTTGCCCATCTCTGGGCGCGCCGCCACGATCAAGTGATTACCTCGAAGCAAGCCCCCGCCAAGGCGGGCGTTCAAGGTGACGGGCAGAACCTGAATTAGCTCCTCCTTCCCATCCGTGCCGTAGATCTCCCTCAGGGTAAGCCCGCGGAACACCTCCGGGCCCTTGGGACCGTCCTCCAGGGCGTCTGCCTTGCAAAGCGCCGTGTACTCCTCCATGAGGGGCAGTATGGTCTCCGGGCTGTCCTGGGCCACGCTAGCTGCGCTAAGGCGCGCTAGCACCGCGTCCCGCTTCGCGGAAAGCACAAGGCTTGCCACGTTCAACGGGGACACATCTACCTGCCACAGCTTCTCCAGCGCTAGCTTAAAGGTCTCTTTGTGCTTCTCGATGGTGATGCTTTGTAGCACCAGCCCATCAAAGATCTCGCGGTCCGCGGCCTTGGCCCCGGGATCGCGCTTGTAGTAGTCGGACAAGACGCCGAGAATGCGGCGCCCCGTCTCCGTAAAATCCCCCTCCTCAACGTGAGCGGTTAGCAGCTCCCACGCCTTCCGGCTATGGGCAGAGGCGGCTAGCAGCTTCTTTTCATTCATCCACCCGTTCCTCTACGAACTTTGGGTTAGCTGGCGCTGCCGCCATGATTACCTCGATCTCGCCATACTCCTCTAACCAATGCTCCAGCATGTCCTTTATCGCTTCCGCTTGTTCTGGAAACTTCACAATGTGGTGAATTTTCAGCATCGCCCTTCTCCCTATAGATCACTTGGTACCATTCCCCAGGTCGCCGGGACCACCGCGTCCGGCGCCTTCAACTTCGCGGGGATGTCCTGCCTCCACTTCACAATCTCTTCCCAGTAGTGCTTATAAACCTCGCCATTCTCAAAGGATCGGTAGCCCTCCAGCCTCCGGTGCTGTAGGTCAATCCCAAGCTTCAGATAGCGCTGCAATTCTTCCGCGAAGCTCATGGCAAGCCCCACTCGTCCCAGTCCGTGATCGACTCCACATAGTCGTAAATGCTTTTCCAGTCCCGAGCAAAGGCGGCCTCCTTCAGGGCCTCCTTAAAGGGCTTCTCAGACACGCCAGCGTCCCATAGCGCCTCAATCAGGTGGTCCCCAAGGGGCTCGTAAAGCTCGTCAAGATCCCGGTTGTCTATGGCCTCGTCGAACCATTCCTGGACCAGCTCTTCTAGCTTCTCGTGCTTCTCACGGAGCCCCTCTTGCCGAGGGTCGTAGTCTCGCCATGCTATAGGCATCGTTTTTCTCCCAGTATCCCCTGCCGCACCATGCGGCGGGGTCCCTACATTACTGCTTTGATGAACTGCGTTGCGACTTGCGGGACGATGGCATTGCCGTAGGCGCGCAGTCGTCCCACTCGGGCGGGAACCCCATGAGCCAGCGGCTCAATGCTGGGTTCAATGCGCCTCGCTTTTCCGTCGGCGCAGGGGATGTAAATAGCGCTTCCCTGAGCTGTCCACGGCGCTGTTCCAGCTTGTGGGCTCCCTTCCAATCCGACGCTTGTGGCGTCGCCCAGCCCGCTGCTGCTTCTTGGAGACTTGCGCCCCGTTTCCCGTCGTTCTCCCGGCTGCCCCGTCGATCCGATGTTGTCGGAGTCGGCCAACCTACTGCCAGAACTGCTTTTACTCTTAGGCTCCCCTGTGTTCCCGCATGGCGAGTTGTCAGCTCCCACTCTGTCGCTGGACCGTGCTTGCTGTCCTGAACCCTTGGAGTCGGCCACCCACCATAGCCGTTGCCGGATGTGCGGCGCGCCGACGCTCGCAGCGCACAGATCGGCTCCCCCGACTGCATAGGCCAGTGTTTCCAGGTCAGCGCGTACTCCGGCGAACCACTCTCGGCCAAGGCGGCTCGCAACTTGCTCTCCAAAGACGACTGAAGGCTGGCACTGGCGGATAAGCTCGTAGAACACGGGCCACAGGTGTCGCTCGTCGCTTGTGCCTCGCTGTTTTCCTGCTGCGCTGAAGGGCTGACAGGGGCAGCTTCCTGTCCACATTGGGCGGTCGTCGTCCCACCCAGCCAATCGAGCTGCGTAGGACCATCCGCCGATTCCGGCAAAGAAGTGGCACTGGGTAAACCCTTTAAGATCTTCCGCTTCGACATCCTCAATGCTCCGCTCGTCAACCTCGCCAGGGGCGATATGCCCTGCCTTGATAAGGTTACGCAGCCACTGGGCAGCATAGGGGTCAATCTCATTGTAGTAGGCTGTCATAAATTCCCCCGTATCGCCTCAACTGCCTTGTTCCGAATCCGCTGCACTGACCTTACGCTCATTCCCAGCTCGTCTGCAACCTCAGCCTGCGTATACCCAAATAGGTATAGCCAGCTCAGCACTTCCCGCTCCTCCTCCGTCAGTCCCGCCTCGTCCATGGACACCAGCAGCTTTGCCATCTGCTCCTCGTGCCACCGCTCGTCCGTTGCGCGGTCTGCAACGTAGAGCTCCTCCGTGTCCACCTGCGGATCAAACAGCTCCAACCTTTCGCGCTCGCGCTTGTGGTAGCGCAGCAAAGCCCAGACGATGCGCTGGCGCACAAAGCTCTTTAAACTCATACCGCGCTCCGGGTCCCACTTGCGCCCCTCCTCCACTAGGGCCAGTAACGCCTCGCTGACGTAGCCGTCGGGGTCGGAAACCCCGCGGCGACGGGCGAAGCCCTCAGCTACGCGGATCGCGTAGGGGGTCAGATCCTCAACCTTTGGGTGCATACAGCGCCAGGATCACGGGGTGCTGTTTCAACACGTTAGCCAGGGCAACCTTACGGCCCTCGGTGGTCGTGTCCCCTCGGGTTGTGAGATCAGCCCATTCGGCAAGCTCGATAATCGCTCGCCGTAAAGCCGCTATGTCCTCCTGGGGTGTGCGTTCTGGCATTAGGTCCCTCCGGTGTGTAATCGCGCAGCAGTTGTGCTACGTCACCTTCCCCCATGTCCTTTATATCCCGCCGCAGCACTAGCTGGCGGCTTTCGTCAAACATCAGCCCATGCTGGCGCTTTAGGCGCACCGCCTGGGCGGTAGCGTCCGCATCCAGGCACCAGATTACCTGGGGGCAAAAGTTAGCGATCTCCGCAGCGTATTCGCTGGAGCATCCCGTACCCAGCAAAGCCACAGCGTGGCAATACTCCGCCGCGCGCACCGCGCTCGGAATGTCCTCCACCACAAGAATCCACTCCGCGCCCTGGGGGCCCGGGTAAAAACTCAGGTGCGGCTCGATAACGTCCATGCGGGTAAGGGTCTTGGGCGTAGCCGTCCAGCTTCGCAGGACGTAGCCGCGGCGCCTTCCAGAGGCGGCGAGGATAGGCAGGGCAAAGCGCCCATCATCGGGCGCATACAAGGGCCGAGCACGGCGAAGGTGTGAGGCCCGCCAGCCGATGCGCTCGCGGAGGAAGCCTTGCTCGCTTTCGGTGAGATCGCGCAGGCTGCCCTCGTAGGGGCGCGCCTTGCGCGTAGGTTCCCGCGCACGCAGCGCGGGGGAATGGCGGATGTCTCCGGTAAACCCGGCGACCCCGCACTTGTTTCTGAAGCATCGCCAGCGCCCCCCGGAGCCGCTGGCGTCCATGCTTACCAGCATGGATACTTCCTTGCTCGCCCCGCCCCCACAGGCGGGGCAGAGGATGCGTGTCTGCTCGCCGGGCTTGAGGCCCGCGAGCGTTAGCTTGATCGTGTCAGTGGTCGCACTCACAAGCTCGTGCTCCCGCCTTGCCCCCCCTTAATCCCCCCCACGATATCACGCGAGGGGGAAGCCTGCAACACCCCGGCCTCCTTGTTCGCTTTAGCCCAGGAAAGGATCAGCTCGTGCTGGATCTTTGACATAGTGAGCATGGCTCGCCGCAGGTTATCCGTATTGGTAGGGTCTGCCATCGCCTCCGCAATCTCTCCCACCGCCTGGGTCTGCATAATCTGGAGATACTGAGGGCCTAGTAACTCTTTGATATTGTTACGCTTTTTCATCACTTACTCTCCTCTCAGGTCAAGGTCCATAAGATCCTCCATCGCCTCGTGCTGTGGCGCGTCGATCTCATAGGCAAGGGCTGGGCTTAGGTAGCGCGCCGCCAGCGTGTACACCAGGGCATCGGATGCTTCTTCCCGCACGGGGTCCTTTATCGCGGGGCTTTCCCACACTCGAACCTCAATAGTGCGATTCATGGGGAAGTAGCGCTGCTCCCCGGGCCGGATAAGCAAGGCGCAGCAATTCCCGTTGACTGCATCGGTGCGCAGGGAAAAGAACGCCTCCCGCTCGGGATCGCCAGGGCTTGCCGCGTAAACCACCGGGGCCCGAGAAAGGCGCAATGCTGAGACCATAGCCGCCACCCGCAAAAGGTACACGGCAACGTCCCGCTGGTAGGTAGGCGATAATGGGTCAATTTTGGCGCTTCCAAGGCCCTGTGGGAGGTGTTCTGCCGCCCAGGGGTGTAGGGGTAGGGGCTTGGCGTAATGCACGCCAGAGAGCGCCACAAAGGGCCCCACGGGCACTAATTCAACATAGGGGCAAAATACTTCCGCCTCACCCGCTATGAAGGTTTTGAGAAAGTGCCGCTCTCCCGCGCCGTAAAAGGCGACGGGGAGCGCGTTGGGATAGCTAAACATAACTCCTCCCTCGGGGCAGGTGGGCTGTGTAACGATTGTCTGCCCAGACCAGATCTATATTCTCCCCGTGTGTCTTTTTCCAATAGACGGGGGTTTCGTAGCGGTACAGCTTGGCGCGCTTACCCTTCCCGCGTGCGCGGGCTCCCGCCACCTCCTCGATAAACTGCAAGTGGTGGCCCCGGTCCAGGGCTGCGCGAAGCTCCGCATAAAGCGTTCCGCCTTTCATAAGTTGCTTCCCCTTATGCAATTTTCCAGATCCGCACGCCTTCTTCGCCGTGCTTCTCCGCGCGGCGCAAGGAAAGAATGTAGCGCGTACCGTAGCGGTCCTGCTCGCTTTTGACTGTAGAGGCAAGCCGTCGCCGCGTTAAAGCCGCGTCCTCCCAGGGATGGGGCGCGATGATGAAAGAATCCCCGATTTCCATTTCTCGCCATGGGTACTTTCTCATGAGAGCCTCCACACTCTAAAACCTTCTGGGTCGTCCTGCCAGCGGCGAGAGAAGGTGAGGCCGTGGCGCTTTCCATAGTCATAAACCGCAGCCTTGATGCGGTGTCGGAATTTTTCCTTCCCTTCCGGCCCCATGGGAACAAAAAAGCTTTCCCCCACAGCTAAGCGGTCTAAGGGATATTTCTGGTTGTGTCCTCCCGGCCCGAGGCGCTTGGGCAGGGGGACGTTCTTTTCTATCTTAAAAGCGCTTTCCATTACTTCCGATCTCCTCGAACAAGCTCAAGCAATTTAACTCCCAAGTCCGCCACCGCGGCAATGGGTCCCACGAGAACAATCATTAGGCACTCGCCCCAGCTAGGTTGAGGGCGCCCGTGGTTGAAATCGTCAGCCCAGTTAGCAATGGCGCAGCCTAGGCCGATTATCAAATAAACAGTGAGAAAGGTAAGCTCTGGCATAGACCCTCCAAAGGTCAAAAGGTAAAAGCTAGGGCAACAAGGAACCACAGCAGCCCAAGGGATGCAAGGGCTAAGGTGGACAAGATAGCAGCCCCGCAAAGGGCTGCCATTCGATCGAGGCGCGCTTCCCGCGCAAGGTGTGCCTGGTGTGCTTTATTCATGCTTGTACCCCCAAAAGGCGCGCAATGCGGCGCCGCGTTGATGGGGTGAGATGCTCGGGGAAGTGTAGGCTCAGGTTACCCGTCTCACCGCTTTGATGGTCCTCGTACGTACGGTAACCCGTAACCCACCGCGGGCAAGTCACCGGCCACTCGTTTGCTTCGACGTGCTTCGCGCTGCTAAGTTCGTCGAGCGCTTCGCGGAGGGTGATGCTTGGATAAAGGATCCCCGCATCTTCTACGTCACCATGCGAAGCGCTAGAGGGCGTGATTAATTCATAGGTCATCATAAAAGCGGTCATGCTGCACACTCCTCTAGCTTGTGGCGTGCGATTTCGTACCAGTTGACTTCAGACAAGAACGCTTCTGCGTAGCTGTCCGCAATGTTCCTTTTCTCGCTACCTTCAAAGATTACTTCTTCGGCGTAGTCCTTTAAAGCTTCCGCTAGCTGTTCTTTTGCGTACTCGTCATCGGCGCCGCGCTCGTCAATCTCAAGGCCCCAATCCTCAATCGGGTTTAGGCCGTCGAAGATTTCCAGGTTGACGCGCCACGTTGCGTAATTGGTCCAGCCGTTGTAAGTGTTGTCGGTCATGGTTACTTCCTCGCGTTATGTAAAAGACAAGGCAAAAGGTATAGGAAAGGCTAAGGCTATGCAATAGCCGCGGTAACTGCGCGCTCGATGACGTCCTTATCAAGGAAGGCGCCATGCTTGATCTTGAACTGCCCCATGACGGGATCCAGCGATGCAATGCGCTCTTTCAGGTACAGGTTGGCGACGCGCTCTGCGTGCTCGCCTGCCCCGAGCTCTGCCAGCGTGTCCACCAAGCTACGATAGGCGTTGTCCTGGCGAGTGACTAGGGCTGCTATGGATTCTTTCATTGTGTTCTCCGCGGGCGCCCCTTTCGGGGCTAGCCCTTTTAGTTGATTGTTTAGAAGTTCCAGGGCTGTACGTTCAGATCCTTGCAGAGCTTGCGTGCTTCGCGCATCCCCGAGACAGCGAAGCGCTTTCCTTGTACTTCTAGGAACTTGTTCTTGCCGGATGCGTAATAGTAAGCCTTTGCCATTGTCTTTCTCCCTTGCGGCCCTTAGGCCGCGTTGCGTTGTTGGATATAGGAAAGGTTCGGGAGCTCAATACCGTAAGCCTCAAAGAGCTCCAGAGTGTCGCGAGCAATGGCGCGGTCCCAAAGGTCCCAGCTCTCCAAATCTTCCTTGACTAGCGCGTGGTCGCGCATGTCATTAGCCACCACTAGGCTATTGATAAGGGACGCTAGATCCTCGCGTTGTGCTTTCGTTAGTTTTGCCATGGTGTTTCTCCCAAGGGCCCCGCGTTGTGCGGGGTATGCAAAGGGTAAAGCAAAGGGTATGCCAAAAGCTAAGGCCTAGTTAAATCAATGAGTTACATGCTAGGGCATGGCCCCTCGGTGTTACCGTTACTGTTACCGTGTTACCCAAGGTAGCACTACTGTTACCCTAGGTAGCATTGGACCAGGTAGGCTCCATGCGGGTCCCGACCACACTTTCTCTTTGTACAATTTTTGAACACTTAACAGCCTAAGCTGTAAACGTGAGCAGGTGCTCATGTATTGATGCTGTCTATCAATCCAGAGCTTTCGATAGGTTTTATCTGTTAGTGAGTACTTACTTCGCCTAGAGCCCACGTTTTGCCTAGTTAGTGAGTGCTTACTAACGGGGGGCACCCCCCTCCCGGGGGTATTGGTAGTCTGTAGCACCTTCACCAATACAGGAGAGGTGATTTTTGGCCTAGGGGATCGCTGGCGAGAGGCGCAGCCCTCGCGTTACATGGAATACTGCCCTCGCATCGGGCTACTCTGCCCTCGCTTAGGGCCCCGCACCCGCACTAGCGGGTAGCGGGTATACAGGAAAGAATCACGGGAAAGGGTATGCTAAGGGGCCCCACTCGGCACCATATTGGTGCATAGAGTAGGGGATTATGGAGAAATCATGGAAGTTTGCAAAAAAGGGCTAAAAAGCTGTCGCCTTTTTTGAAAAAACATACATATATACATTGAGGCCTTGAAGAACCCCCTTGGATAAGGGGGATTGAGGGGGTCGATAGAATCTTGACGTGTGAGTGGGTGCTTGGTAGCACACGCGAACACGGTAAGACTCGCTCCGCTGCCCTTGAGGGTTGCGGGCGAGCTGACAAGGGTCCCGCCCCTCCCAAGAGGGAGCGGGCATGCTTACGTCGGAGCCGTAGCCCCAAGCGAAGGCTAACGACGTGACAAGAATACTCCTCAGCTCAAGCCTTCGTCGTATTCTTGTATACATCAGCAGCTTACGCTGCGCCCTATCCCGAAGGGATGGGCAAACCACTTAGGTATACACGCATGTTAAGCATTGATGGAAAGCAGTACACCGAAGAAGATCTGACTCCTGAGCAGATCGCTGAGGTGAATCACATGGTCGCGCTCCAGCAAGAGCTGGGGGCGCTCCAGCGTCGCTTTACAGACGTACAGATTGCGCTGTCCACTCGCCAGGAAGCCTTCGTGGCAGCGATCAAGGAAGTGTCAGAGGACGAGCCTGAGCTTGTCGAGGGTGAGGCCGAGGCGGAAGTCGCGTAATGGCGACCCCGCGGAAGGGTAAGGCTAAGGTCAAGGTGACCGCCAGCGGGCGGAAGGTGTCCTACGGCCAAGCCGGTAAAGCGAAGGACGGAGGGCCGCGTGTACGTCCAGGGACCGCGAAGGGTGATGCCTATTGCGCCCGTAGCGCGGGCCAGATGCGTGACAACCCGAAAGCAGCCAAAGACCCCAACTCCCCGCTCCGCCTCTCGCGGAAGCGGTGGAAGTGCAGCGGAACCAAGAGCCGGAGATCCTGATGCCCAGAGGACTGTACGCCAACATCAACGCCAAGCGTAAGCGCATCGCAGCCGGTTCAGGCGAGCAGATGCGCACCCCGGGCTCTAAGGGTGCTCCCACGGACAAAGCCTTCAAGGAGTCTGCCAAGACGGCCAAGAAGAAGCGGGGAGGGTCCCGCACCCGCCGCCGCGGGTAGCGGGTATGACCTACGACTACATGCCCGAGCACCCTGTTATCAGTGGCAACCGTACCGTAATCTGGTGCCCCATCGGGCGAGAGGTCATAGCAGCAACACCGAAGGTAGGTTCTAACAGCGTACGCAAGGCAGCCAACGGCGGCCAGGTACCAAAGCACAAGGTAGAGCACTACAACGAAGCGGTAGTATTTGTCCGAGATCCGCTGGAGCGGATGGAAAGCTCCTTTCACTACTTCAACAACCGCGCGTCGTGGCCCCAGGTGTGGCACGAGCGCACCCAGAGCTACATCTCCAGCCCCCCGCGGGACTGGATGGACTTTGTAGACCTAGTGTTGGACAAGCGGTACTGGGACAAGCACTGGGTTCCCCAGAATTGGCTCTGGGGACCCCTTCCGACGTTGTATTTCATGTTTGAAGACATCGAACAGGTATTCAAAGAACGCTACGGGCTACGCATCGGGCACCACAACAAGGGCCCGCTGAACATGGAACCGATGGCCCGCAGCTACCGAGAGCCGGAATTAGAGGATTTCTTCAAAGATGACTTCAACCTCAGAGCAAATATCAAAGAATTCGACCGAAAACTCGGATTCAGCGTCCCAAGAGACTAGCTTAGTCAGGGACAATTCGACCGGACGCTTCCTGAAAGGCGTCAGCGGTAACCCAAACGGACGCCCGAAGGGCTCAAAGAACAAGGTTACCATGCTCAAACTGATGGTCGAGGAGGCCGTCAGGGAAGATAACGCAGACAAAATGCTCCAAGTGGCAAATCTGATTGTAAATCAAGCACTTGAGGGCGACAAAGACAGCCAAAAGCTGGTTTGGGCGTCGATCATGTCCAAAAGCGCAGCGGATAACACCGTTGCGGGCAAGGAAAGCGTCCAAATTAACATTTCCACCACCGACTCTGCCTCTAAAAAGGCGGAAATCATCGAAGTAGACGACGAGGATATTGAAGATGGCGAACATGAACCAGTGCAGTGACTACGCCCAGAAGGGTCCCGGCGTGAAATCCAAGTCCAGCATGGGCTCCAAGCCCTACAAGGCTGGCGCAGGCATGAAAAGCCCCGTCAAGGGCGGTGCTATGGGCGGTTCCAAGCCCCAGGGCTACTAAGGTGGCCTACGGTGCCGGTAAGAAAGGTAAAAAGCGGATGGCAAGTCGAAGGAACACGAGCCGTCCACAGAACCCGAGCCGCCGCCGAAAGGCAGCTTCGCGCTATTAAAGCGTCGCAAGCCAAAAAACGCTAGTCCCGGAGGGACGTACGTTTGAATATCAGTCTTCACAAGCACCAGCTTGATATTTTTGAAGACCCCAGCCGCTTTAAGGTCGTTGCGGCTGGCCGTCGTTTCGGGAAATCGTATCTTGCAGCCGTGACATTATTCGTAGAAGCGGCGAAGAACTCCAAGGTGCGAAGCGACGGGGTAGAAGTAGACCTTGCGCTAGAAGAAGTGTACTACGTCGCGCCGACGTACGAGCAGGGGAAGAAGATCCTTTGGCCGCTCCTGAAGGAGCTTGGATCTGAACTCATAGCTCAGAAATACGAGAACCAGGGCGTGCTCACGCTAGTCAACGGTCGCCGCATCTCTATCAAGGGTGCAGACCGCCCCGACAGCCTGCGTGGGGTTGGCCTTAGTTACGTAGTCATGGACGAGTACGCTTTTATGAAGGAAGAGGTGTGGCAGATGATTATCCGCCCCGCCTTGGCTCGGGCCGAAGGGGGAGCGCTGTTTATCGGCACCCCCGACGGCAAGAACCACTTCTACGAGTTGTGGGCCCACGCCATGCAGACGGAAGACGACGCATGGAAAGCGTGGACCTACAAGTCGATGGACAACCCGTTCCTGCCCGCGCAGGAAATCACGATGATGGCCGAGAATATGTCGGAGGAGCGTTTCCGGCAGGAGATTGAGGCATCGTTCGAGTCGGGAGGCGGTATTGTCCTTACCCGCGATATGTTTGACATCGTGGAGAGTGTCCCCTACCCGGGGGATTATTACGTAGCAATCGACCTCGCCGGTTTCAGCAAAACCGAGGGAGGGCGCAAGGTGAAGAAGCTCGACGATCACGCCATCGCAGTAATCCTTAATCATGCTGGCGGATGGTGTGTTGCCGATCTTATTTACGGTCAGTGGGATGTTAGAGAGACCGCACTTCGGATAGTAAAGGCGTATCGGGACTACAAGCCCGTGAAGCTAGGCGTTGAGAAGGGCATGGCAAAGAACGCCGTTACCCCCTACATCGAGGACGAGATGAATCGCCTGGGGGTGTACTTTCCGATCTGGGAATTGTCGCACGGGAATCAGCGAAAGACAGACCGTATCGCCTGGGCCCTTCAAGGCCGGGCGGAAAAGGGTCGCATAAGTCTGCTGAAGGCCCCGTGGAACAAAGACTTCCTGGACCAGTGTGTAGACTTTCCGTCCCCTTTATCTCACGACGACCTCATTGATGCAGTGTCGTACGTGGATCAGATGGCAGACCCATGGTTCGACGGCTTTGATGTCGAAGACGAGTGGGAGCCAATGGACGATGTTGCAGGCTATTAAGGGGAGCTAAAGCGTGGCGATACAAAACCAATTCGGGGATACCAATAACCCGAACGACGCGCGCCAAGAATACGAAGGCTTCTCTGGCCTTGCAGAGTTTATTCTGCTGAAGGTGGATCACGCACGGGACGTGCGCGACACCAAGTACGGTACTCGCTGGGACGAGTACACCCGCCTGTGGCGGGGGTTCTTCACGGAGAAGGACAAGAATACGGACAGCGAGCGCAGCCGCCTTATCGCTCCTGCGCTGTCCCAGGCTATTGAGATGACGGTCAGCGAGATTGAGGAAGCTATCTTCTCTCGCAAGGCGTGGTTTGACATCACGGATGACATCCGCGATGAAAGCAAAGAAGACGCAGTGATCTACCGTAACCAGCTCCTTGAGGACTTTAACCTTGACGGGGTTCAGCGGTCTATCAGTGACGCCATCTTGATGGGCGCTATCTATGGCACGGGGATCGCCAAGATCAACGTGGCTAAAAAGACCGAGCTTCAGGCAGGCCCGACGGGGGATACCACGGAAGTGGAGCGTATTTCCGTTCCCGTGGAGGCAGTGCGTCCTGACCAATTTGTTATTGACCCCGCGGCAACGAACATCGACGAAGCGATGTTTGTGGCCCACGAGGTTATCAAGCCGATGCACACCATCCGGGAGAAGCAGCGGCAGAAGATCTATCGTAAAGGCGAGTTGTCGCCCTACACGGGCACCCGTCCCGATACGGACGGCACGGGCATCACGGCTAACGTGGACCTGCGGGATAGCTCCGTCAAGCTAGTTGAGTACGCGGGCAAGGTGCCTGCGGTGCTCCTACCTGACGCAAAGGGCAGCGGTATGGTCGAGGCCCTTGTGACCCTTACGGAAGACGGTTTTGTATTACGTGCGGTAGAGAATCCTTACCGCATGAAGGACCGGCCCTACGTCGCGTATCAACACGACAGCGTGCCGGGAGAGTTTTGGGGCCGAGGCGTAGCTGAGAAAGGCTATAACCCTCAGAAGGCCCTTGATGCAGAGCTGCGGGCTCGTATCGACGCCCTGGCTTTGATGTCTGCCCCGATGATGGGGGCGGACGTATCACGGCTACCGCGCAACGCAGACTTCCGGGTACGTCCCGGCAAGACGGTGTTTACCCGCGGTCGTCCTAGCGAGATCCTGGAGCCGCTACAGTTCGGTAATCCCTCGATCCTTGCTAACACCTTCCAGCACACGGGTGATCTGGAGCGGATGATCCAAATGGGAACCGGGGCGATGGACTCGGCAACCCCCGTTGGTGTCAATGCGCGAAACAGCACCGCCAGTGGCATCAGTCAGCTACAAGCTGGCTTCATCAAGCGCTCCAAGCGCACGATGCAAAACATTGAGCGCCAGTTCCTTGGACCGCTGGTCCGTAAGAGCCTTTGGCGCTACATGCAGTACGACCCTGAGCGTTATCCGGTGGATATGAAGTTCCGTATCGACTCCGCCATGGGGATCATGGCTAAGGAAGTCGAGAATACGAACCTGACCAACATGCTTGGTTATATTCCGCCCAACTCTCCTGCTCACATGCTGGTTGTACGTGCCATCTTTGAGAACAGCTCCTCCGCTAACAAGGAAGAGCTGATGAACGCAATTCGTCAGCTATCTCAGGGCCCGAGCCCCGAGCAGCAGCAAATGCAACAACAGATGCAAGAGCTGCAACAGCGGATGTTGATGCTTGAAATGCAAGCGAAAGAGCTTGAGAACGCCAAGGCGCAAGCAGAAATCGCCAAGCTACAAGCAGAGACTCAATACACGCTGACGAAGGACGATCTGGAAGACGATAAGGTCCAGATTAATGCGTCAAACGCGGCTGTAGCAGCGCAGAAAGTGCGCGTGCAGTCGCAGGTGGCAGATACCCAGCGGCAGGAGGCACTAGCCCGTGCAATCGGACAACGACAAGGTAGTAGCTGAACTCAAGGAGATGCAGAAGGTCTTTGAGGAGCCAGGATGGCGAATTGTAGTAAACCAGCTACTTCAATCCGCTGAAGAGCTAAAAGAAGCAGTGTTGTATTCCAAGGATTGGGGAGACACGCAGTTTCTGAAAGGTCGCGTAGAGCAATGCCGGATGGTGGCAAACCTGGAGGACTTGGTTCTAAACCAGCTTGCCATGATCGAAGAGGAAGCTCTAGGAGGCGACGATGCTGCGGATGTATGACTACCACTGTCCCCACTGTGATCGCTACTTTGAGGCGCTTGCAGAATCGACAGAACGGCACTTCCATCACTGTCACCACTGTGAGGGAACTGCCCAATTAGTGATTCGCTCTGTACCGATGCTGGACCCTCGGATGGGCGTAGACAAGGACTTCCCGACCATGGCTAAGCGATGGGACGAGAAGCACAAGAAACTTGCCTACGGCCAGATGAAAGACAGCAACAATACCCGGTACGGGACGAAGACTGACTACGAGCGTGAGGCGTTCTATAAACGCCGAGAGCTTGAGAAGTAAAGAAACGGACAATCCGAGACCTCGGGACCGTTTTTATCTATGCGGGGAAACCATTGTCGTCCCGCTAACTTAAGAGAGGAGTCGGCACTTATGCCACTGAAGTACGAAGATTACGCCCGGAAGCAAGAGGACGAGCTAGAGACTGAGATCCAAGAGGCGTCGGAAGCCTCGGAGAGCCGCCAAGCGGAGAACTCTATCGAGATTCCTGACCGATTCAAGGATAAGTCCATTGAGGACGTTATCAAGTCTTACACGGAGCTGGAGAAAGCCTACAGTCGCCAAGGAAACGACCTGGGTGAGTATCGAAAGCTCTCTGAGCAACTCCTTTCGCTGGAATCCGCAAGCGGGTCTAAAGAAACTGAGACCCAAAGCGAAGACATCTCAATTGACGCCCTTTACGACGATCCGAAAGGGACTATTGAGAAAGTCGTTAGCCAACGTGTTAGCGGCCTGGAACAACAGCTATACCAAGAGCGGTTTAACGACCGCTTAGCTCAGATGAGCAGCAAGTACGACGGCTGGCAGGAAGAAGTCAGAACTCCCGAGTTTGTGAACTGGGTGCAGGAATGGGCGAACACGCCCGTACGCCAGCGCCTTGTCATGGCAGGGGACCAAGGCGATCTTGATGCTGCGGAAGAGGTTCTCCTCTCGTATTACGAGAAGAAGCAACTTTCCCAGCAAGCCCGTCAGTCGGAGCGCAAAGCGGAACGCGATGCGGATCTAGCTAAGGGTATGCTGGAAAGCGGTAGCCCGGACTCTCCGGAGTCGGACACCACTTTCTCTCGGAAGAAGCTGCTGGACTTACGTATCCGTGCTAAGCAAGGGGACCGTAAGGCGTCAGAGTTTCTGAAAGAGAACCAGGTTGATATTGCACGTGCTTACGCTGAGGGTCGTCTTGTCGATTGACTCTTTTTAGTTAGGAGCACTTAACAATGGCACTTGGAACTGACCACGTAACTATTACTGAGGCCACTGCGGCCACTCGGACTCGCTCCAACTCCGCGTTTGTACCGGAGCTGTGGAGTGACGAGATCATTGCTGCATACAAGTCCAACCTTGTGATGCA